GAGCAGGAATGCCAAGCGGGTAACAGCGACTGAGAAACCGGTGGAGAATGAGAAATACGCATTCCGCTGTTTTCTGCTGCGGCTGGGATTCATCGGCAGCGAATATAAAGCGGAGCGCAAGATCCTGCTGAAGAATCTGACCGGGTCCTCGGCTTTCAAGGATGGGGGTGTGAACCATGAAGTTTCCAAGTAGAGAGATTGTGGAAAGCATCCGCCGGGAATATCCCGCCGGCACCCGTGTGGAATTGGTGCAGATGGATGATGTGCAGGCTCCGCCTGCCGGTACAAAAGGCACCGTCAAAGGTGTGGATGACACCGGTTCCCTCCTTATGCGCTGGGATAATGGCAGTGGCCTGAACGTGGTCTATGGGGAGGATATTGTCCGGAAAATTCCTGTGGTCAAAACAGTTTGTTATGGCAGAACCAAAGAATGGTACAGCCGTGCGGAGGCAGAGCAGTTTTTCTTTCACGCAATGATGAACTCCGAAGGCAGTGAGCAAAATCGGTACATGAAAATATATACGGAATTGAAATTGGGGAAAGCATTCTGTACGGATGAGGAGGAATGAGCAATGGAACAGGACATTTTGGAGCAGCTCTATTTTGGCAGGATTGTGCCATGGGAGAACCGGAATGATAAGACGCCGGAGATAGAACAATGCAGTGAACAGGTTTATCAGGACATGGAGCATTTGGCGCAGTTACTGGATGAGGATGGAAAAAAGATTCTTGAAAGGCTTATGGATAACCGTTCTGAACTGGAAAGCCACCAGATTCTGGAGGGATTCAAGGATGGGTTTCGGCTGGGGGTTCAGCTTACGGCAGCAGGTCTTGAAAATAAAAATAAGCTGTAAAACACACAAATTCCGCCCGGAATCATTGTGTAATATATAGTGCGGAATTAACTTGCTATTATCCTCTTTTAGAGCGAATATGTGTACACCGAAAGGGAAAACACACAGCCGCGAGGCAGAAAAACGGAGGATTTCAGAATGAACGAAAAAACAGCAAGGCAGATTGCAGAGATGAAAACACAGACGATTGGGGTCGAGGTGGAGATGAATAACATCACCCGGCAGAAGGCTGCGAAGGTTGCCGCCACCTACTTCGGCACAGGCAGATATGAGAACACTGCCGGCCGCAACGGGTACAGCACTTGGAGCGCATGGGACAGTCAGGGACGCGAGTGGAAATTCCAGAAGGACGTTTCCATCGCAGGACCGGAAGAACAGGAATGCGAACTGGTCACCCCGATCCTGACCTACGGCGACATCGAAACCCTGCAGGAGCTTTGCAGGCAGCTCAGACATGCCGGAGCGAAAAGCGACGCCAGCCGTGGCTGTGGAGTTCACATCCACATCGGAGCGCAGGGGCACACGCCGCAGAGCCTTCGGAACCTTGCCAATATTATGGCGAGCCATGAAAGCCTGATCGCCGAGGCACTGAAACTTGACCGGGGCCGCATGAACCGTTACTGCCGCACGGTAGACCCACGGTTTTTGGAGCAGGTCAATCGCAGGAAGCCCCGCACAATGTCACAGCTTGCAGACATCTGGTACAACAGCAACGGCGCAAGCTACGGAAGAAACCACCATTACAACGATAGCCGCTACCATATGCTCAACCTCCACGCCACTTTTACCAAAGGCACGGTCGAGTTCCGGCTCTTCCAGTTTGATGAGCCGACAGCCGAGCGCCGGGGCGGCATCCACGCAGGGCAGCTTAAGAGCTACATCCAGCTTTGCCTGGCCTTAAGCCAGATGGCAAAGGATGTGCGGACGGCAAGCCCTAAGCCCCAGCAGAACGAGAACCCCAAATATGCCATGCGCACCTGGCTCCTCCGCCTGGGCTTCATCGGTGAGGAGTTCGCAACGGCCAGAGATTTTCTGACCCGCAATCTTTCTGGGGACACAGCCTTCCGGCACGGTAGAGCCGCCGCTTGAAGGACACGCAGGAGTTAGCCTCCTGCCACCTTACCTCTGACCGCTTCGGCGGTCTTAAGGTGGTAGAAGGGTGATCCCTTCGGAAAGGAGATGCGGATAAGCATTTGACAATTAAAGATACTGCGAAAATGAGGAGAATGGGATATACCGTTAAGGCGATGTACGAAACGGCGAAAGGCATCCCGTTCCTGAAGTATTTCACGGACAAGGCAGAAATGGACGGGTTTACCGCAAATGCGGAAGAAGAGGGTTCAAGGCTGATGGCTTGGGCAGAAAGGGGTGCTTGAAAGATGAAGAGATATTACATTGCTTATGGAAG